AAGGTCGACCAAAGTCACTTAATTTAACATTTGGTAAGTTTTTAATTCTATTGTATCTATGAGATAGATAACGTACAGCCTTTTTATCCCCAGGGTGCGGTCTTACAATAATAGGTCTATCGCTGTACTTTCTAATTTTCCTAACGGTATCTATTACCCAATCTTGAATATCGTATGTACCCATACTCCAGCCGCCGTTGCGTTGTAAACATAAAACTATGTTTCTACCCTTTTTTTGATAGTCTTGTAACTTAATTCCTGTATGGGCACTAATTTGTTTCCATCTTTTTGGATCTGGTTTGTCATCACAATAATTTCCTACATTAGGAAAAACTCCATTAATACTATACCTTAAATAATGATATGGAGTATTTGCTCTGTTAGCATATAAAAATAAATTACTATCAGCTGTAATTACAAAACGATTTTTAGCAATTTGTGTATCTATTACTTTTTGCCTTAATTGTAAATGAGCACCTCCCTTGCCTCGTTGATGCTGCCATCCTTGTATAATTGCTACATCGCAATCCTGTAAATCGTATCCGTTGTATGCTACTCCGTTGTCTCCTTGTTTTTGAACACCTTGTACAAAATTTGTTAGTATAGCATTTTTTTCATAACTGCTATTTTGTTCAGGAACAACTCTTTGATAACTAACTACCTTCATTCAATATACCAAACGCAGTACCGTCCATCATTTCTTTTTTTGTAAATTGGCAATAAGAAAGATGTCGCATAAATGCATCCATTTCGTCTTTTGTAGGAATATTTAAGTTTTCTACTTCAGATAATTTATCATTACACAAAACACTTGCAGCATTCGGTCCTAATGCTATAGCAGGTTTTCCTAGCATTAGTGCTTCAGTTGCTGCTATACTATTGTAAGTTATCATGCAATGCACATCGTCTGCTAATGCTTGTGCCATAGTTTGGTCTGTGACTCTGTTTATACGCTTTGGTTTCATCCGTATTTCAATAGGCCTATCTGTGTATTTTTTCAATTCTTTGGTAACCATACGTACCCATTCTTCTGGAGTAGGTTGATCCCATAAGAACATTACTTTTTCACTAGGAGGACAAATTAAAATTTTTCTACCTTCTGTAAACTTTCTAAATTTATAACCTATACGTCTAAGTCTGTCACCAGGACGATTAATAATAGGTCCTAAATTTTGTAAGTTATTTTTTGTTATTCTATGCCAACCTTTAGATTTACTTTTGTCATTACCCCAATAACCTGTATCAATACAATAGTATGTTCTGCCTGTATCCCAGCAATGTTGAAATGCTAATCTTGCTTTTTTACCTACACCTCTAATTACCAACGGCATATCGGAATTTTGCTCACTTTCCCAATCACTAAGTTTACCATCTGATCCAATTGCAAATGCTTCTAAGTATTCATCGTATACATAATCACGTGTTTCGTAATTTAAGTCGTCGTTAAAAATTGCAGCAACTCTATGTGTTTTAGTATCTTGGAACTTGTTCATCATAACCATATCTGCTATCTCCGTTTTGTAATATTTTTGATGTGGGTCTATATTAATTTTTATCAAGTCATCAATTAATTTTTTTTTTGAATCCGAAACAGATAACTGACTAGTTGTTACAGGACGTATTTCTCTTTCTATATTATCTTTCTCGTTTTTTTGAATCTTATCTTGTAATATTTTTCTTTCGATATCCAACCATTCTTTATTGTACTCGCAATTATAGTGTTCTGGAAACCAAGGACCACCTTCTGTATAATGTAAGGCACTAGGCACGCCGTCTTTGGGTTCTTCATACCAACCTACAAGCCAATTCCATTCATGACTGAGTTTACCAATTTCATGATCTTGTAGCCAACTAAATCTATGAAAGTATGCACCAGTTTTGTATTCATCATTAACAAGTTCTGGGGTTAATTTTAGATTACTAGGATGTCCACAATTAATTAACATCATGCTTGACCAGTTTTTTCTAGGATAGTTAAGTTGTTGTTTACCATCCATTTTTATACCTTCTTTAGGAGTGTAGTCGTGTTGAGCACACATTAAAGCATACTTGTCATTTCTTTGATCAAACAGGTTTTTAACATCGTCTAAAAATACAAAGTCGCAATCTATAAACAATGCCCATCCTTTATAACCCATCATACGAGGAACTAAGAATCTTGTAAATGTAAATTCTGTACTAGCCAGTGCATCAATAGGTCTATTGTACAACCCGGCAGTGCGTAATGCTTTTTGCTTTAATGGAACTACGTTTACAGGTACGGTGGCAGTTTCTCTTATACTCTTTTTACAAACTTGATATGCAATGTCTTCTCTGCTATCCCAACCTACATAAATTTTTAGTTCTTCTTCAATCTCGTCGCTCAATGTCATTCTCCGTTAATTCTTTACCCATCCAAACTTCTATTACTTTGGCATCTTTGTTATCTAGATTGACTGCTTTATGCCACCAGCCGGTTGGTATATCTATGCTATCGCCAGGCACCAATAATGTACTGGTTTTTCTACCTTGCTTATCTTCAAGGAACATATTTATAACACCATCAACTACATGCCAGTGTTCACTGCGTTTAAAATGTCTTTGATCACTCAATGCTTTACCTTGATAAAATGTAAGTTCTTTTACTTGCCATTCTCCGTTACGATCAAGTACTTTATATTCACCCCATTCACGCTGTGTCACAGGCTTATCCCAATTTTTTAATATCCAACTGCTTGAATTTTTCTTATCTTCGCCTCCAACTCCAAACACAAACTCAACATCATTGTATATCATTTCTGGAATGTTGTCTTTGGTCCTATCACCACCGTTGGCAAAAATAACTTTTGTTTGACTGCCTACCGTAGACAGCACTTGAAATATTGCTCCGCAGGCTGTGTTGTCGTTGTCGTTAAATCCTATAACTTCATCAACACAATCTAATTCTTTTATTATTGCACAACGTTCTGCAAATGGCATAAATGGCCTACCTTTTTTACGTGTAAGCCAATCATCACTATTAACACCTACTACAAGGTGATCACCTAATTCTTTTGCTGCTTTGAAATATGCGATATGACCGCTGTGTAATGGGTCAAATCCACCTGTAACTATTACAACTTTCATATGGTATTTATGTACGCATATAACTACACAAACTCAATTTCGGCTTTAATATGTTTATTGTATTTTTCGATTATGTTTATAATTTTTACATTCTCGTGTGTCGTTTTTTTACGCAAATCAAAAATAATTTTTGTATTTTTGTTTGAATGTTTTAAGATTAAATCTTTGTATGTATTGGCAGGATAATGAAAGCCGCAACTTAAACCACTATAGATTAAATCAAATTTAATTTTTTTAGGAATTTGTATATTGTTTGCATCAACAAACGTATAAGACATTTTTCGCTCATTGTAAGATTCAATAAGTGTATCTACTTTATTATAAAATTTAAATGATTCTGCAGGACCAAAGTTTATTTCTCTTTTCCTATCTTGTGTGTGAGAAAAATCACCGTCTAATAACCAAAGCTCAGTTCCAAATTCTTTTTGAAAATATTCACTTTCTCTTGCGTATCCGCAACCTATATCTAAAATTCTGTTGGGAGGATTATCTAAATAATTTTTTGTAGTTTCAAAAATAGTACGCTTGCTTTCTATGTGTACATTACTATCCCATTTTTCTAACCATTTATTCATTGTACAACCTTTATTGCGCATTGTTGATGATTGTTATGAGATAAAACAATAAATTTACGATTATAAATTTCTATCCATTCTTTTAATGCTTTGTATTCACCTTCTTGCCAGTTATCATATTCTACTATGCCCCAAGGATAAAAATCATCAAAAACAATCACGGTACCTTCTTTTATATACGTATTTAATTCTTTTAACACATATATCGAACTACTATACAAATCGCAATCAACATGTAATAATTTTATATTCTTTATATTTTGTTGTTTAATAAAAATAGGTAATGTTTGGTCAAACCATCCTTTATGTAATCTAACATTTTCTTTTACGTTTGGTAAAGTACCATTGCGATCAAACGCTTCGCCTTTGATAACTTTATTTCCTAAATCCCAATCTTCTGGTAATCCTTTAAAACTATCAAAGCCATGCACTATATCTTTATTAAAATGTTTTGCAATTACATTTATTGTATTTCCTTGGAACACGCCAAACTCTAATATATGTCCGTTATTATTTGCATACTTAAAAGTATGTTCTAAATGATGTAAACGATTTTTTAATCTTTTACCTGCCTTAAATTTTTCTAAATAAATACTTTCATGAAAACAAGAAATATTATAGTTGTGTTTTCCAATTACTTTCATACGGTATTTATAAATTATGATAATCTCACACAAGCATAAATTTATTTTTTTAAAAACAAGGAAAACAGCAGGTTCTAGTTTTGAAAATTTTATGTATCCTAAATTAGGTTTAGATGACATATGCACAGGATCACCTAGAGATGGCACTCCTCGTATAAATCATCCTACAGAAGATGGTCATGTTAGTTGGAAATATTTTCATATAAATTACAATGAAGAATTTAACAACTATTTTACATTTTGCGTAGAAAGAAATCCTTGGGATAAAGTAGTTAGTTATTATTACTGGTACAAAAAAATTAAACCACACAAAGTTAGACACGGGTTTGAAGAATTTGTTTTAAACGAAAAGTTCTCTCAACAAAATGATTGGAAAAAATACGCAGACTCTACAGGTATAAAAGTTGATAAAGTTTTACGTTATGAATCTTTACACAAAGAGTTGCAAACTATTCCTATTCCATACGCAAGTGAAATGCTAACAACTCATGTAAAAAGTGATACTAGGAAGAACAGAAGTTACCGTCCTTTATACAATACCGAAACAAAAAATACCGTTGCAAGAGTATTTAAAGATGTTATAAACCAGTTCGGCTATGAATTTTAGCTTTGTTATACAGAGGCAGTAAATGTTTTATAGGTAAGCCTCTAGCAATTTCATCTTCTCTCCATTGACAATATGCAAGATTATATAGCCACTGGTCTCTATCAAACGTATTTGGTGTATCTATATTTTTTAAATCTTTATTACTACATTCCCAAGCCATACTGCTTGGACATAAACTAAATGTAGGAATACCTTCGCATACACTTTCTGTAAGTGCATTGCTATTAAAGCCTACAACAGCAAATGCATCATCAAAGTCTCTTTGTAACCCATTACCGCCTTCGAGCAGTTTACTATCTTTATTATTTTCGCTTATTGTAACACCGTCTAAATTTACTTTGTTTAATATGTCAAGTTGAACATCTTGACGCAATGGGTGTAATCTAATTTTAATAGGCTTGCTAGTGTATTTGCGAATGTCTCTTAAAACACTTTGTAAAAATATTTCATAAGTACCATACTTTTTTAATAAATTTTTTAAACTACTATCGCCAGGTCTTTGTAATATTAATAATACATATTTTCCAGTTTTACGCCATGGCTTAATTTCTATGCTTTGCATAGCTTTTACTTCATTCCATCGATCCGGCGGACATTTATGATTATTATACCAGCCTTCATCTCTAAAGTAACTAAACCAACTAAATCTATGATATGCATTTTTGCTAGGCGGTTGATGCATATTTTTCCTAAAAACAGCAGACTCAACAACTATATAAGGTTTTTTACTATCTAATATAAATTGGTAATGAGGTTTAAACTTTTTTCTTTTTTGTTCAATAATATTGTTTTGAAAAAATATATCAGCTTTGTATAGTCTACGTTTATCTGCAAATGAAACTAATTCTACTTGTGGAGGTAAAGGATGGTTTCTATACGCTTCTGCTATTGCTACTATGTCCATCTACATATCCTAAAAACTTACTTAAATATTTTTCAGTTTCTTTTTGCTCGCCTTTTAGTGTTAAAAAGATACTATCTGTTTTGTTTTTTCCAATAGCCATCCAGCTTCGTGGTAAAGGCTTAAACAAATGTTTTTCGCCTAATTTTGCCAATACTTTTTGATCTCTGCCAAACTTCCAATTATCAATTTTTTCTTCTAACAATCCGTCGGCAAAATCGATATGTAGGTTGTTTTTTGGAAATGTAACAAAACCTGCTAACCATCTTGGCTCTTTATGATGTTGTAATACATGATTATTTCTAAATAAACTTTTACATGTATACATATCAATTTCTCTTGTGCATATAGTATCGGCATCAAGGGTAAAAACTAAATCTTCTTTTTTGAATTTATTTGCAACCGCGAGGAATCTTACTGCTTGTAAATATCCAATTTTACTATCGTCATTTGCAAAGTCTCTTTCTTCTTGAGTATAGTCTACAAATCGTAACGGTGTGTATTTTTCAGGATTTACTATATGACAATGAAGTTTAGCCCAGGGATTTTTTAAGTATATACTTGTTAATAGGCGTTCACCCCAATCAACATAATACTTGTGATCAACGCCTATTAATATATTATAATGTTGCATCTTCCATTCCTGCAACACGTAATTTAACAATATTTGTAATTTGCCATTGTTTCTGATCAAGTGCTTTTAACACGCCTAACCATTTGTTTCTTATTAATGCAAATTCGTTTATAATTTTTTCGTAATCAACAACATCTTGTTCACCGTCGACATATTTTTCTACATCACGACTACTCAATGCACGTTGATAATTTTCTAAATATTTTTTAAAAAACGAGCTACGCAGTCTACGTAGCTCTATATTTAAATATTCGAGTATTGCTTCAATTTCTTGAAGCTGATTGAAACGATGTTCAACAATGCCTGGCATTTGCGCAGATTGCTTTTCTACATTACCATGTAACTTACACTCTTGTTTTGCTTCTAAAAGTTCAGTTTCAAAGTATTGTATTGCCGCAGGTATTTCGTTAATGTTACGGCTAACTCTGCTATACCAACCCATTAATCGTCCCAATCCTCCTCGTCTTCATAGAATACTTCGCTTTCATCTTCAAGATAATATTGAATTGCTGTGTCTAAGTCTTTGTCAGTGCCTAATGATTCCTTAAATGTAATATCATCAACACCGTAATCTGCTAACATATCAACAAACCTTTCGGCTGCTGTTTCAACGTGTTTTTTATCTAAATAGTTTTTAAAAGTATTCCACACGTCGGCAATGACTTCTTCATTCATTCTCTGTGAACTCCTCGTCTTGATCAATCACAACTTCTTCGTCGGTTGCGTTAGCGATATTTACCATTTGTTCTTCTTTTGCCGGTAAATCGGCCATGATCATTTCGAGTAGTTCACCTGTCCAATTCTTACGATATTCTAATGTTTCTTCTCCGTTACTATCAATATACTTGTAACGATTGCCTTGTTTTTCAAGTAAGCCTTTTGCTTCTAGCAAATCAAACATACCTGAATACGGATCCATACCAGTTTCATATGGAATTTTTACTTGTACTGCTTCAAACGGTTTTGCGTAACGTGTTTTCATAACCTTACACGCTGCACGAATACCATGTACTTGTGAAGTTTTGTTACCATCGGCATCTTCTTTGAGTTTTAGTTTCTTCATGGCAACAACCATTGAACTAGCATACACAAAGCCCGAACCACCTGAGATCTTGTCATCTGGATCAAACATATCCTGTGATGCGTAAGTGTGGTTAGTAACACACATACCTACATTGTATGAACCAAACATGTTAACGCAGTTAGTAACAAGTGCTTTTAGCGCCTTAGCCTTACGACCCATGTCACCTTTCATATCACCTGCTTCAAACTGATTTACTTCGGTTGGCGACATAAGCATACCTAATGAGTCTACTACAAACAATACCTTAGGACGATCTTCTTCATTCATTGAACGATAGTCGTCCATAAATGTTGAGATAGTTTTAGCAACATCATCAATCATTGCCATGTTAAGTTTAAGCAATTTGTCGTCAGTAGTTTCTACACCTAGTGCTTGCAACCACGATTCGTCAAGAGCGTTTTCGCTGTCAATAAGAACAACAAAAATACCTTGTTCTTGTGCTGACTTTACAATATTGCCAGACACAATGTAAGACTTGCCTGCACCTGATTCGCCTGCAAACACGCTTACTTTACCAAGTGGAATACCCTTACGGAAATCACCACTTAGTAGATAGTTAAGTGCAAAGTTGCCAGTTGAGATCCAATCTTGCGGATCATTAAAACCTGCACTCATACCTTTAATTGATTTTGTTAATGAGTTTCGAAACTTTGAGGGATCGAATGCCTTAGTAGCCATGTATATCTCCTATTTTAAAAGCCGGGTAATAGAATACCCTTGCATATTGTAAAAGCAAGGATATTCGTTTGCGTGTCTATTATTGACCTTGACGTGCTCTGATCATTGCGAGAATGTCTTGTGCGCCGCCTGCATTTTCTGCTGGTGCTGCTTCTGCTGCCGGTGCTGGAGTAGGTTGTGCTGCTGGAGCAGGTGCTGGATCTTGCCAACCGGTATCATTTACTGCTTCTGCTACAGGAGTTGTAGTTGGAGCAGCCGCAGGCTGCGGTGTAGATACCTGTGTGTTTGGATCACCAGTACGTGCTGCCATGCCTGCTGGACGGAAGTAATTGCTCCAACGATCTGGATCATATGCTTCTCCGTCTACACTTGCTTCAAACATTTCGCTAAGAACTTTAAGTTCAACTTCGCCTGGCTTTTTAGGAAGGAAATCGTTAAGATTAAACAAGCCGTGTGTGTTCACTGCTGCCATCTCTGCATCACCTAGTGGACGCTCTCTACGTGCCCAATTACTTGCGCCGTAATCTGCATATCCACCTTTTGAACCTTTAGCAAGACGGAAGTCTACACCAGCTGTATAATCAGTTGGTAGTTCTTCCATATCTGGGTCCATTAGTGCTGCTTTGATAAGTTGGAAGATTTGTGGACCAATAATGAATCGACGAATCGGATTCTCTGGCTGTGAATCTTCTTTTAATGGATCATCTACAACAAAACCTTGGAAAATATATGAACGCTTTTTCCAATACTTACGACCCATATCTTCTAAACTTGGATCTTTAAACCAACCACGCACCTCTTGTAGGATTGGGCATGATTCACCATACATTTCCATACATGGAACCTGTACTTGTACTGGACGTGAATCAGTTTCGCCTTTTACACCAGCAAATGGAAGTTTGATCATCAAACGTTCTTTCCAAAAGAAAGTGTTTGAATCGTCGCCATCAGGCAAAAAGCGTAGCGTTGCTTGCTCGCCTTCTTTCATATTCCAAAATGGGTAAATTGCGTTATCGCCACCGCCGCTAGTATTGCCGCTTGTACGATTTTCTTGTTCTTTGAGCTTTGCTCTAATTTCTGCTAATGATGCCATAGTTATGCCTCCTTATATTGCCTATGTTCTATGTGCCTTTAATGTGTAGCACATGTTTATAATACTACACAATATTATTTATCTTGTCAACAAGTTTTTTATTTATTTTTCAGATACTTACGCTGTTGCCTTGTAGTCATTCCACGCTTTTTTAAATTGTCTAAATGATAAATTTGGAAATGCTTTTTTAACACCTCTAAAAGCAATTTTGCTTCCAGATATAACAACTTTCATGCCTACTAGTATTGCAATAAATTCTGCTACTGCTCTAACTGCTTTTTCGCCAAATCTTTGCATAAGCTCATCTATTTCTATCCAGCCATCTTTGTAGGCTGCATATACACTTCTAAGTTCTTTATATATTTGATATATTTCATAGGCTGTCCAAGCAGCCAATCCACCTTTTACCAGCATACCCAATGCTGGTATCAAAGCAGGAAAGAATTCGTTCAACTGCTGATTTTCTTGAATTTCAGCAAAACGCATTTTTACATTCCTGCTAAATTTTTAATACGGTCTAAGTCTTCTGTTGATTCGCCCATTCTTCTTGCATTGTATGCTAAATCGTCAATTTGTAACATAACACCGTATAATGGATCAATTGCTTGGGAAGAATATGCTTTTTCACCGCCTGTTTCAGCTCTTTTGTACATACCCCTAACTTGGAACATATCATCTAGTGCTGTTTTCAATCCTGGAGGAGTAGCAGCGTGAGTAAAGTTATTTGTAATGTTTCTCAAATACTCGCCTACATTATAAGTTAGATTAATGTAATCATTTTGGAAACGTGCATCTTTACCCATTTGCGCACCGCCGCCTGTAGTACCATCTATTTTTGCTCTTTTTCTTAAATGACCTAATACTGCTTCTGCATCGTCTAAGTCATAGATGTAACTAAAATATCCAGCTTTAGCACCCTTTTCTGTACCAGTTTTTCTAATGTCGCCAAACTTTCTAATAGCAGAACCTATTCTACCTTCTTCTACATCTGCCTCTCTGTATCCCATTACTTCTGCGACCTTTGCGTCGATACGTTCTATGAACTCTTGTGCGGGCCTTACATATTGTTCTCCGTATTCTTTTTCTACCATAGTAAGCACGGCTGTTGGGCCTTTTGGAAATTGACCATTTTCTCTGTCAAAATAACTTAGGATAAATTCGCCTAATGGAATTTTTTTATCTTTTTCTAGTGTAATTTTGTCGCCATCTGGTCCGTCAATTTCATCGCCTTTTTCCTTGCCGTTCATCTTTGCCATGCGTACTGCTTTTGCGTATGCATTGCCTTCGTCAGTTTCTTCATCTTCATTAATTTGAGCTGCAAACTGACCTAGTAATTTATCTATAACACTTTCCATTGCTGCTGGCTCTATCATGTATTTGAATCTCAACATTCTTAATGTAGATGTATCATTGCCATCTATGTAAGCGCCTAGATTATCTAAATGTCGCTGTGCTTCTTTATCGCCGCCTTCGGCTGCCTTTTGTAATGCTTTACCTAATGGAGTATTTTTTGCTCCAAGAGTTTTATATGCAGCATAACCGCCTGCTGCTGCTAAACCTACTAGTGCTAAAACTAGAGGAAGTGCTTCGTCTAATTTTTGTGTTTCACCTAATAAATCATCTGCTGTAAGTTCTGTTGCTTTTGTATTTTCGCCTATTAACTTATAGATGTAAGGAAATACATCTTGTAATTCTTCATTGAATTGTTTTACGGTTAATTGATCGATCCAATTTTCTGCAATATCATCTGGAACATCAACTTTATCTTCTGCTACAAAGTTTTCAAATGTGTCTTTGTAAAATGATTCTTTTTGTAAATTTAAAATACGTTTTTTAATTTCAGTTACACGTTCGTTTACAATATCCATAT